CGATTGGCCTCACTTTGAAGGATTCGCCCTTGAGACTCAGACTGACGCGCCGCAGACTGTGAAGCCTGATTAGCCTGATGCCCTTGGAACACTCCCATTACTAATGACGCAAGCTCTAACCACATAATCTCTCTCCTCTATTCATTTGTCGTATCTACATACGGAACAATACCTTGTATCGTGCAGGGAAAAGGCGCATCTTGTACTATATGTACATACTTACGCCTCTCATACCCATCCGGCAGACTCAAAAATTTCTCGTCTGTTTCTAAAAGTTGGTCTGTACCAATAGTTATAAACCCGTCTTCTCTTAGCACTGTTTGCTCTAAATCGTATAGTCTCGACCCAAACTTAACCCCCATAGTATTGCGGATAAGAAGCCCGAGCCTATTTACTGTCGTTGTTTTGCCCTGTGATGTGCCTACAAGAGCCCCTATATTAAGAGGCATAGTCTGTATTCTGCCGGTATAGGCCAACCCAACATGAACGACAGTGCCTGGAGCATCAATTGTTATTGTCCCGTCGGTAACGACTTCCTCCCCACCGTCGGCCCCATCTATCTGTACCCTGACTGTCTCGCCTTCAAGATGGTCGAGTCCGGTAATTGTAGTGGCTGTTAAATACCAATTGCTCGCCGCTATCGCGTCCGTAGAATCAAAATCGTCTATTATAGTACATGTAACTACTGTCGCCGAGGTATACCCAGTTATCAAAGCATACCCAGATTCGTCGCCGGTCACATATTTTTTAACTATATATCGGCCTACATCCGAAGCCGCGAACACGTCTGACGCTGCGGTAAAAGTTATACTCGTACCTGTTTTAGCCCCGGGAGTTATCGCCATCGCCTGAGCTTGGTCTAATGTTAATGCACTATCCACACGAATGAGTTGCTTTGCCGCTTCGTATTGAAGTTTACGATGTTTTAACTTGTCTGCCGCCTGGACTCCTGTATAATAGTCGTCACGTTCAGGAAGAAGGTCTTCCGCAGCTATATACTCAACATATCTTCGAGTAAGACTATTTACCGTCCGCTCTACCACTACCCATAAACTATCTAAATTGTCGCTTTGAGGTTCACCACACACTGAAAGAACTTTAACACCAGTCCCACCCATATAGTGAGGGCCATGCCATGCGGAAACGTCTTCTTCAGTCTTCACAGTCATGCCTAATAGTTTTCCATCCTCTGTCACTGACCATATGAAATCTGTCGTTCCTTGTTGGACTGCTAACTGTTTTAGTCCCCCAGCAGTTATCTCATCACTAAAAGTGCTAAGACTCGCCGCCTTATAGTCATCTGCTAACATCGAATACGAAAACCTATTAAGTATTCTCCCACCTCTTTGAACATAGAAGAGAGCGCTACCTACCCTAACTGGAGATAAATATCGACAACCTACGGACTCAAGCGCATCAACATTTATAGCGGTTCCGCTTATCGGATCAGAATCCGACCCCCCATTTGCCTTATATACCCCGCCAAATGTTCCAATACCTAAAAATTTATTTGTTCCTGCAAACCATTGTATACGATCAGCAGTGTTATTTTGAGAAGATAGGGGGAAAGTGAGAGCATCTTCTGCGCTCGCCCCTACTGTAAAAACATCATAATTAGTCGTGCCGTCATTGTCTGGCGCTTTACTTCCCCAGAAAGACTCAGGGCTGTCGTCTGTACCGCCAAAGAAAAGTCGGCCGCCATAAAAGGCTACCGCGCCGGGCATGTTCCCCTCTTTGAAGGCCACGCCTACCGAAGAATACGCCGTAAAACCCGAAGTATCTACATTCGCACCTGTAGTAGAATCTGTAAGTTCAAAAGTATTTGCCGCTTTGTTTGCTATTTTATACACATTACCATTTAGCTCTGTCATCCCCACAACGTCTTCTATCTGAATATCGTCCCCGTTTGAAAACCCATGCGCTGTGCAAGTAACTACACCGGGATTCGCTGCTGTTACGCCCGATATAACTTTAGCAAAAGGGTCATCCGTACGTATATATGTAGATAACGCCCATGAAGCGTCTCCTGAACGTATAAGTTTTCGAGGCGCATAGTTTGGATGCGCTATGTACATGAGGTCTGCTTTCTGCGCAAATTGTAATTCTTTAAGATCTGCTTCTACATAGGGGGTGTCAATTTCGTAAACGCTAGTTATTAACCCTCCAGAAGTGTAGACTGTATACGCTGTAGTGTTTATCGCGGTTCCATCGATGTCGGTTAAAGAAAAAGTATCTGCGTCTATATATACTACTAGATAATAATCGTCGTCTAATTCAATCATACCCCCAATATCGGATAGGGAAATCTCCTCGCCACCAGTAAATCCGTGAGACGATGACGTTATTACTCCCGGGTTTGCTTGAGTAATGGCAGTAATGGCTTTAACATTAGAAGTAGAATACTCAGAAGTCGGGGGTGTAAAATCGGTTGTCCACACTGCTTTTCCTTTAGTTATGCGAACTTCATCTATCCACCCATTGAAATAATTACTAGAATTAAACATTCCTAAACGTAACGTACCCGCAAAATCTCTAAACTTTGTAATAGTCCCCGAAGCCACTGTAACGCCATCTAAGCGTAAAGTAAGAGTAATTCCTTCTTTAACTACTGACACATGATGCCAGTTCGTGTCTGTTATTTCCCCCCCACTGAGAGATATAGACAGCCCCGAGCTTGTGTTCACAATACACAATAATCCCGTTCCGTGGATATGGGTTAGATACCAATAGTCGCTCCCCCCTTGAACATGTGCTATATACGTTTCTGTTCCCGCATGATCTACATGTTTCACCTGAAGCTCAAAAGTGTAGTCTTCAGAAGCGCTTTTAAACATATCCCATACTTCACTATCCGCTAAGGTTACTGAGTCTCCTACGTTATCAAAGAGGATAGAAGCGGTACCAAATTTCTTCTGCGCAGTGTCTAGTTGAGCGTTTCCTGCGAAAGTTAATACCTGCCCTGTTTCAGCAGTGTGTGTAGTGGCACCATCAACCCCGTTACCGTGAATAAGTAAATCTGATTGAGTGAGTCCCGAGGAACCCAAGATATCCCCGCCATCAGAGAAAAATCTTAACTTTTTATCAGTAAATTCTAAGGCATACGCTTGACTATCATTGAAAACAAAGGGGTATAGCATCGCATCTTGATTGAGTCTCGTGTGCATGACATATTGTGACCCCTGCCGAAACTCAACAGGGCCCTGTGCTTGGGGATAAAAATTCTGACAGGTAATAAGTCCTGCATTATAAAAATTGGGGAGGTCGGTTCGGCCTAAGAATTTTTTAGATAGCACTCCCGCAGCAAAATTAACAAGTGAGGCATTAACTTCCATGTGTCTCCTTTATGCGGGTTAGTTAAGATTAACATATTTAGGGTTGTCCGTGTGCCCTGCGCCCGAACCGAATCTTCGTCTCGCCCCTATGACACTACTGCGTGTTACTCTTACTGGAGGCTTATCTTGTCCGTTTACTGCACGAGCCTGATTGCCTGTCTCAAATAGCATCTCGCGTATGTCCCTGCGCAATGTTGTCTTACCTGTAACTCCGTAGCAGATGTTCTTAGCAAATACAAGAGCCAAATAAGTTACAAAAAGAGGGTCAAAATAAAATACATCTGTCATATCTTTCACATACCCTATAGCCAGAGTATCAACCTTTGTTACTGTCCCGCCTGAGGCATACGCAGTGTAAGCAGAAGTATCTATGTCCACTCCAGCTTCGGTCGCTAGACTGAATGTGTCAGTTGTCGCATCATCTACTTTAACACGAACGTCATTAACGCTCGTCATTCCTACAACATCTTCTATAATGACTATCTCATCGTCTTCAAAACCATGTCCCGCAGCAGTTACTACGCCAGGGTTAGCTTTCGTTATTGCTGTAATATTTACTGCTGAAGAAGTTGTGATTTCCTGATCCGTGAGGATATAGTCGTTTTCCTCGAGGTCATAATCAATGCCTACAACACCATAATTATCTTCGCCTAAGAAGCGAAGTCTAACAAAAGCTGTTGGTAAAGGGAATTTACTAGCGTATCCGAAAAGAGGAGCCGTCGCTGACTTAACCAGTTTAGCCCGAGATTTAGCAAAATTCCAGGGGTGCGCACGTAAGGCTTCTAAGCGAGACGGGTCATACCAGAGCCCACATGTCTCTTTAATTATCTTATCTGGTGACGTAAAAACCGTGATGCTGTCAACCGCAGGGATTTTTAGATAGCTTAATCCCAGGTTACATATCTGAAGTGCTGTAGTTATGGCAGCCATTTGCGCTCCTCCAAGTTAGCAAAATATAGTGGGGGAGAGCATCTCCCCCACTATTCTGTACTCTTCTACTTACGAAGAAATAGCAAACTTTACTCGCACTGCTATCGTACCCGCACCTGTTATCTCAGCATTTGAAGTCATACAGAGATCATATTCCCCGTTAGGAGTAGGCTTATCGTCTCCCGCATGTTGATACACCTGGTCGCCTATCGCGTCGATTGCGATATTAGAAAGCCCGCTCACTTCTGAACCTAGAGCCGATCCGCCATTAATATCGGTACCGTCCATAAATACATCAGCGTCTTTAACTGCTCCACCCTGTTCCAGAGTGTCATAAAGACCTACATCCACGTCCGTAAGGCCAGCGATAGCATCATTGTTGATCTCTATACTCAGCATCACTGCGTTCGCAGGTAAGCGACAAAGCCTATAGATAGTGTTAATATCATCCGCAACCAGCGTTTCAAAGTTTCCCGCGACAGCGTGCATACTTCCACCTTTTACCTGAGTAGGTATCGTAGTGCTTAACATATATACATTTTGTGTACCCATAACTATCCTCCTATTATTTTATTTAACTATTTAACTGTTTAACTATTTAATCTACAGGGGCTTTTTACAGCCCCTATAGATACATTGTCTCTACTCTTTAGGTAGCAGTCGTTTGAACTTTCTGAACTCTTTCGCCATCAGTTCTTACCGCACCGATTTCACCAAGAACCTTGATATATGTTGATTCTACATACCCAGGATAGTTCTCTATAACTTCTACCGAAAACTGCTTGCTCATACCATATGTCAAACCCTTCGGTGTTATAGCTATGTTATCCCTAGTCGCTGTATTAACAGTAAGCTGGGGAATATTCGCATTACTACCAAAAAGGATAATCTCCATACCAACTGCTCGGACAATCTGTCCTTTTTCTACAACGTAATCTCTTGAAAAATCGCCTGATGTAAGCTGGGAAATATTCAAAAGAGTAGCTTCTTCCTGCTCACTAAGTAGCAAGTATATCATTTCAGGCATATCCAAACCAACGTCATTCTTCTTGAAGTTTGAACCGATCTCAAGAAGTTTAGTGAAGGTAAGCCCAGCCGTTGCGTCTACTGTCTGACCTCCGTCAGTAGCAAAAGTAACTGTAGTGCCGAAGTTCTTTCCAGTAAGTACCGACGCTGTTGCTGCCGTGATACCAACTTTATCTGCTTTCCTCATAATAGCGAACATGCAATCCTGTACAAGTTTTGAATTGGGATCTTCAAACATGCCTCGGACATCTCTATTGTCGATAATTAACTCAACAATGATTCTGTCACGAGTCATTTTTCGTCTTGTGAACTCAGGATTTACTGGAGCTATAAGAGGATTTCTCTCGTTTACCGTACGTGCTTCAAGAATCCCAGTACCATCATAGGCGAAATCATCACCTGTCATTGGTATAATGGGCATCTTGCTCATAAACCGAGTCTTCATCTGTTGTGCCTCTGTATGCAACAAATTAGAAAATTGTGTAATCTGGGCTGTATCTACTGCCATGTCAAACCTCCTGTTTTAAATTAGAAACGAAACCAAAATTCCTTTTCGGTAACGCTCCCCGGTTTGACTGGACGTTTCCTACACCCGTTAGGTGAGTGTCTCCCGCAGAACCTAGATAGAACCTTTTGAGTCTCCCTATCTATTTCTACTTTATAATTCAAATATACCTTATAAAACTACTTTTGTCAAATATGATTAAGGTTTTAATACCCTCATCTTATCCATCAATACTTTATTCTGTGCCATAAGACCATCATATTCTGCATGTCTAAAATCTTTATATCCTGGATTTTCCATTAACTTTCGTTGCTGAGCACTCAACCCTTCGTATGTTTCACCCGCCCCATCTGCACCGTCTCCCCCGCCAGTAAAGGCATCTTCCTTCCCATACTTTTTATAGAGACTATCAGTGATGGCCACTAGCACCGACAGTGCTTCGCCATCAATTTTATCTAGTCCAGCGTGTAGCTCCTGTGGAA